ATGCTGAAAGTTGAGTAATGAAAATATACGTCGACACAAAACCGTATTGGCATGCGATTATCGACGATTTCTTGATAGATCCTGACCCTGTAGCAAGAGAGTTCCCAGCGCAAGATGATAAGTGCTGGTTCCGCTACGACAACCCGCTAGAAGTAAAGCAGACCTGCAACCATTACGACAGGTTTGGCAAAGAGACATACAAAACATTTACCTACTTCAGCAGTTCAGCAATGCTTTACATGCTGGAGTCGCTGACAGAATGCAATCTCATCCCGGATATAGGTCTACACGGTGGTGGGTTACATCAGCACGGCAGGGGTGGCAAGCTAAACGTGCATTTGGACTACAACATGCACCATAAGCTGCCGTTACAGAGGCGGCTGAACCTTATCGTCTACCTCACTCCGAACTGGCAAGAGGACTGGGGTGGTCATCTAGGGTTGTACAAAGACCCCGATCACCTAGTGAAAGAAATCACCCCACTCTATAACCGGGCGGTGGTATTCGACACTAGAGGTAGCTGGCACGGTTTGCCAGAACCGATAGACTGTCCCCAGGGGGTTACTAGAAACAGTCTAGCAATGTATTATCTATGCGAGCCTGACAATACGGATAACAGGAGTAGGGCGCTGTTTGCTCCAACAAAAGACCAAAAAAAAGACCCGTACGTTGCAAGGTTGATACAGTCAAGAAGTAAGTAATCACTGACCAACCCAAGGGAGTCAGGAAATGTCAGAAATCATACAAGAAAAAATCAGGAAAAGAGGTGGCCCAAGAGCGGGTGCTGGCCGACCAAAGGGTGTGCCGAATAAAGTACACCAGAGCATGAAAATAGCTATTGCTGAAGCCTTTGAACAACTGGGTGGTACTCAAAGAATGGTGCAGTGGGCGCAAGAAGACCCAAAGCACCTTACAGAGTTTTATAAGCTGGCTGCAAGGCTAATTCCTGTCGAGACACAGGTAACAGGGTCGAACGGTGGCCCTATCCAGACGGTGCTAGAGATTGTCGGTATCCAAAACGAGAATTGAGATACCGCATAAGCTGCTGCCTATCTTCCAGCCTAAACGGTACAAGGTTATACACGGTGGCAGGGGAAGCGGTAAAAGCTGGTCTGTAGCCCGCGCACTTGTTTCGCTGGGTGCATCCAAGCCTATCCGGGTTCTCTGCGCGAGAGAAACTCAGAAGTCTATCCAAGAGTCCGTTCATCGACTGCTAAAAGATCAGATCGAGTCTTTAGGCTTAGATCAGTTCTACACCATCCAAGAGAACAAGATTCTCGGCACAAACGGCACAGAGTTCACCTTTGCTGGCATACGTCAGCAGGGCGTCTTCAACCTCAAAAGCTACGAGGGCACCGATATCTGCTGGGTGGAAGAGGCTCAGGTCGTTACAAAGAAGAGCTGGGATGTACTGATACCTACAATCAGAAAGCCAGGCTCAGAAATCTGGGTGACGTTTAACCCGGAACTCGATACAGACGAAACCTTTAGCCGGTTCGTTGTTAGACCGCCAGAAGAATCTGTCATTATCGAGATGAACTGGCAGGATAACCCCTGGTTCCCGCCTGAACTTGATAAAGAGCGCCGACAGTGGCTTGACCGTGATCCTATTGGCTATCTCACGACATGGGAGGGTAAGTGCCGACCGGCTGTCGAGGGTGCTATTTATGCCAATGAGATTGAGGCCACACAGAGGGAAGGCAGGATCAGAGCGGTTCCATACGATCCGCAGCTTAAAGTCCATACGGTATGGGATCTGGGCTGGAATGACGCGATGTCGATTATCTGTGTTCAGAGGGTTACATCAGAAGTACGGGTGATCGATTACATAGAAGACTCTCACCGAACGATTGACAGCTACGTCATGCAGTTACAAGAGAGAAAGTGGAACTGGGGCACCGATTACATACCGCACGATGGCGCTCACCGTGACTTCAAGTCTGGCAAATCTACGCAGGAACTCTTGCAGACCCTTGGTAGAAACGTCCAAGTATTAGCCAGAGGTAACCCGGAAGAGGGGATAAGGTTAGCCAGGATGATATTTCCCCGCACTTATTTCGATGCCGACAGGTGTACGGAGCTGGTTAATCACCTCAAAAGATACCGTCGGCAGATAAATCAGGTTACGCAGGAAGCTGGTGCGCCTTTGCACGATGAGCATTCTCACGCTGCTGACGCCTTCCGATACCTTGCTCAATCGTTAGATATGATGAATAATGACAACTGGGGCAAACCCTTGCCTGTTAACACACGTTGGGTGGTTTAATGCTAGTCCCACAGGGCAATATCGTTTTGCGGCGTGACTATGATCGTGATATTGCAGAACTACGCCAGCAGATCAACGAACTCCGGCAGCTACTCACCGAAAAGGAAGAGAAGCGCCCCTATACCAAGCGAGCAGAAAAATGGATGAAGGACGCCTTGCATCAATCCTGAGTGCAGAGATTGATGATGCCATTGGCATGCTGGATAGCGAAACAACCGCCCAGCGTGCTGAAGCCCTGAATTACTACCTGCGCAACCCGTATGGAAATGAAGTAGAGGGTCGAAGCCAGATCGTAACGGGTGAGGTTGCAGAAGCCGTAGATGGTGCATTACCTCAGTTGATGCGTGTTTTTACTGCGAGCGACGATATTGTTCGATTCGAACCTGTCGGGCCTGGTGACGAAGAAACTGCCAAACAAGCTACAGACTACTGTAACTGGGTTTTCTACAAAGACAACCCAGGTTTTGCGATTCTGCATCAGTGGTTTTGGGATGCTCTCACGGCTAAAACTGGAACGGTAAAAGCCTACTGGGACGAGCGGATTGATGTTACCGAGGAAGAGTATCGGAACCTTACCGAAGCTGAACTCGCTTTATTGCTGTCAGACGGTACGCGAGAGATTGTCGGGCAGAGTATCGAGCAGGAAGAAATGCTCGGGCCTGATGGCAACGTCATGATGGGTCTTGACGGTCAGCCGATGATGTCGACAAATTCAACCGTTACCGTCAGAAAGAAAGACAAGTCTGGTCGTGTTGCGATTGAGTGCGTACCGCCGGAAGAATTTATCGTCAGCAAGAAAGCGGTATTCGGATCGGAGAAGATGCCTTTTTGTGCTCATCGTAGTCTTGTACCGCGCACTGAGCTTGTACAGATGGGTTTTGACAAGGATGAGGTTTACAGCCTGCCTCAGTTCAATTCGCTGGACTTTACCGAAGAGCGGATCGCTCGGTACTCACCGGGTGAAGAACCGTTCGAGCAGGAGAGTCTTGATGAGTCCATGCAGGAAGTCGAGGTTTACGAGTGCTATATCTACGTAGACTCAGACGATGACGGCCTTGCAGAACTTCGCCAGATTTACTACAGCAACCAGAAGATTCTCACTCGGGCTGATGGCACAAAAGCCAACATTCCGGTTGATTATGTGCCGTTCCATGTAATCTGCCCGTTCCCGATCCCGCATAAGTTTTTCGGTCAGTCTATGGCTGATCGGACGATGGACTTGCAACTGATTAAGTCCACCCTTGTCAGGCAGGCTCTGGATAACCTGTATCTGTCGAACAATGCGCGGGTTGGTGCGATTGAGGGTCAGGTGAATCTGGATGACCTTCTGAACGTCACGCCTGGTGGTGTTGTCCGCATGAAGTCAGCCGGTGCGATAACGCCGATGGTTGTGCCGAATATCGCTGACAGTGCATTCCCGATGCTGGGTTACTTTGACAACGTTCAGAGCAAGCGCACAGGCGTTTCAGACGCACAGCAGGGGTTAGACCCTAACGTCCTTCAAAACGTCACTGCGGCGGCTGTAGCGGCCACTATGGGGGCCGCACAGGGCAAGCTAGAGTTGATTGCTCGATTGTTCGCTGAGACGGGTGTAAAAAGCCTGTTTAAGGGTATTCTGCATCTACTCTGCAAGTATCAAGACCAACCCAGACTTATCAGGATGCGCGGCAAGTTTGTGCCGATGGATCCGCGAGAGTGGTCGAACCAATATGATGTAACTATCTCTGTCGGTCTTGGGACGGGCACAAAGCAAGAGCAGATGGCTATGCTCCAGATGGTTCTTGCGAAACAAGAGCAGATCCTTCAGGGTTATGGCCCTGCCAATCCGCTTGTGTCTGTCGGGCAGTATCGTGCGACTCTTGGTAGATTTATTGAGGCGGCAGGGTTCAAAGACTCGACCGAGTTCTTCAAAGAGATCACGCCTGAGATTGACCAGCAGCTTGCACAGCCTCCGCAACAGCAACAGGGCAACCCTGCGTTGGATGCGATGATGGCGCAGGCTCAGGCTCAGATTCAGATTGAGCAGCAGAAAGCGATGGCGGCGATTGAGACTCAAAGACTCAAGGCTCAGGCTGATATTCAACTGGCCAGAGAAAAGGCTGCGGCTGAACTCCAATTGAAACAGCAAGAGTTTCAGGTTGAGGCTCAGCTGAAAGCTGCCAAGATTGGAGCGGGTATTTCTGCGAATGTTGAGATACCCGGATGACGCCAGAACGCGCTGCTAACCTGATGCGAGACGATGAGTTTCGCGGTGAACTGAACAAGTTAAAGTCTATCTATACCGAGGCTTTACTAAATACTCACGAGTCAGATATTGACAAAAGAGAGAATTTTTATAGAATGATTCGTGCAATTGACGCGATCATCAGTCATTTTGAGGGAATAGCCTCAACGACTGAGATTAAGTCGAAACGCTGGAAAATCTTATAGGGGTTATATGGACACTAATCCGTCAGGAAGTGGCCCGCTGGATGTAAACAGTGCAGCCAATGCGATTCTCGGAATGATGGCCGATGAAGGCGAACAGCCGACTCAAGAGCCGCAGGAAGAAACGCAAGAGGTGCAACAAGAGCAAGTCGAGGAAACGCCGCGCTACCGGGTGAAAGCCGCAGGTGAGGAACGCGAAGTTACCATTGATGAACTCATTAAGTCGTATCAATTAGGCACTGACTACACTCAAAAGACCCAGGCGCTCGCAGAACAGCGTAAAGCTGTTGAGGCTGAAAAGTCTGCTGTCGAGCAAGCGAAACAACTCCGGGATCAGTACGCTCAACGTCTGGAACTTATTCAAAAAGTTCTTGCCGAGCAGAACAAACCGGAAGACGTAGAAGCTCTGAAAGAGATTGATCCGTTTAATTACGCAATCAAGAAACTTGAGCTTATTGACAAGAAAGAGCAGTTGAGAGCGATACAGGCTGAACAGCAACGACTCGCACAGATGCGACAATCCGAGCAGCAGCAAGCATTGCAGGCTCATTTAGCTCAAGAAGCCAAAAAGCTCAGTGACAAGTTGCCAGACTATGCACATCCAGAAAAGTCTGAGACTGTTAAAGCAGATATTCTGAATGCTGGCAGAGAGTTGGGATTTACGGATCAAGAACTTGGAGCAGCGTATGACAGCCGTGCGGTTCTAGCCCTTTGGAAGGCTGCGCAGTACGACAAACTTATGAGCCAGCGACCAAAGGCTAGCAGTCAGCCACCGCCGGTTCTTAAGTCCGGCGCTGCGAAGGTTGCACAACCAGAAACTGAATCGTATAAGGCTGAGCGAAACCGCCTGCGGAAGTCTGGTAAAGCCAGAGATGCCGCGTCCCTTTTTGAAAAATTCTTGTGAGAACATCATGCCTACCTTTACCGCTCATACGGCCATTGGCCAACGCGAAGACCTGATCGACGTTATCTACGACATCAGCCCTACCGAAACCCCTATTCTGTCGACCCTTGCTCGCACCAAGGCAACCGCTGTATTCCATGAGTGGCAGAGTGATTCTCTTGCCGCCGCTACCAGTGCGAATGCGGCCGTTGAGGGCGCGACCGCGGTATCCGCGACCATCAGCCCGACGACCCGTCTAGGCAACTACTGCCAGATCGTGCAGAAGACGATTCAAGTCTCCGGCACCCTGGAAGCGGTTAACAAGGCCGGTCGCAAGTCGGAGAAGGCTTATCAGCTTTCGAAGGCTGCCAGCGAGCTTAAGCGCGACATGGAAACCATTCTCGGTGCTAACCAAGGTCT